TTTGGGCTAAAAGGGCAAAATTGACTACCAAATATATATTTAGCCCTTACGCTGTGAGCATCGTTACGCTGTGAAAATTTAGCTCCCACTTTAATAACTCCGCCATCAGTTGTAGAGGGCGTGTTGTTGGCATTGTCTATAGTGATCTCTTTAGCTATATCTGCAGGATAGCCTACATCCGTTGGGTAAATTTCGCCCCCTGCTCCGCTGGCTGCGGCGCTTATTATAGGATCTGGATTAGTTTCGTCTAAAAAATTAGCCTGCTGTATCCAGTATTTGCCCTGACTCATAAGGACACGAAAATTAAAGGCTTTTAATACACCCTTAAGCTCTTTGTCTGGATCTTGAATAGTAAGCGGCCAGTCCTCTGGATCAGTTACAAAAGCTGCCCTGTTATAATATGTTTTTCTAACTGGGTTTGTATCTGCTGGAGGTGTTGCCCCTGTGGCATAGTTCCACCAGTCAGTTTGCCAGCACCACTGTAAAAATAAATCGCCTGTGCTTGGTATAGTGTCAAGCTCAAATTTAGACTCTATAAGCTGCAGAGGATAGCTTAAATCTTGGTAATCTGACTGGCTCGCTACGTCTGTTTGGTTATTGTATTTATTAAGCTGCCTCTTTAGGCTGTCTGTAGCTTTTATATCTACGCTGTAAGGGTAAGGCGCATCTGGGTAGCCATCAAAGCCAGACTCTACCCAGCCCCCCCACCAGAGGCCTGCTATATTCCAGTTTTGCGCTGCGTCTGTACTCCTTTTAATCCTTATGTAAAAGCTCTGGTTTGTTTCACTTAATACGCCGTGAGCTGCGGCTAGTTCTGTTGCATCATTTACTAAAAACTTCACTATACAAGTAGAGGGCAAAAGCCCCCCCTGTATTGGCTTGCTAAGTTTTTTATATCGTAAGTCAAAACCTCCAGAGTCTAGAGTAAACTCTGTTGAGCTTAATACTTCTGTTGTTTTGTGCCAAATTTCTACACGGTAGTACATACCGTTTTCACTCACAAACTCGCTATAAAAATGCTGCTTTGTAGGCATTGTTTATCCTGTTATAGTTTTTGCGTTTGGCCCATCTTCATTAATAAGCTCATTATTTATAGCAGCTACTAGATCTGAGCCTCTTAGTATAAATTGCCCCGATATATTGCCGCCACCGCCTAGAGCGTGATTAGGTATAATTGTACCTGAGGTATTAGGTTTAAAGATCTCTGGCCCCATCTCCCCTACTAGTGCGGGCTGCCCTCCAGCTAGTGGCCCTCCAGAGGCTAGCGCTGGTATTGGTTGCCCCATTATAAGGCCTACCTGTGCAGCTCCTAAAGCCGCTACTATTCCAGCCATTATAGGATTCGCTATAACTTTAGTAACATTAACGGCGGTTTGTACAATAGCATTAAATACAGCCATTGCCTTATCAGCTATAGCTTGCTTTCTAGCAATTTCTTTACGCTTCTTTGCTACTTTCTCATCTAAAGCTAAAAGAGCCGCCTGCTTCTGCTCTTCGCTCATTTTTGATTGGTTTATCTTCTGCTGTTCTTTTTCGTAGTAATTATCTAGCTCTAAAGATTGATTTTCTAAAGCTTGGGCAGCTACATCAAAAGCCCCTTGAAAGGCTACAGTAAATTTTTCTGCAAACTCTAATACTTTACCAGATAAGCCCTCTAGTGTGCTTCCTACTTTTTCTTTAAAGCCTACCTGAATTGTAACCTCTTCCTCTTCTAGCTCCTCTGTAAGCTCGTCTAATTCTTCAAATGCAGAGTCGTCTAATTCTGTGTGTATTACTACTTTTGCGCCTGTGCTTGTTTTTCCTTCCCCTTCATTTACACCACCGCCACCGCCTCCTGAGCCTATCCCTAAACTGCCGCCCATTTTGCTTAAGGCTGCGCCTACTTCTTTGGCTGTATTTTTCATACTTGTGCCAAAGCTTTTAAATTCGTGCTCGTATTCGTTAGTCTCTACCTTTAGATCTTCTAAGCCCTTAGCTACATTTAAAAAAGGGTTTCCTATTGGCTCTTTTTTAAAGTATGTTAAGATCTTGTTAAAGCCTTGTAGTATTAAGCTATAAGGGTTGTATTGTAAAAACCATTGTAGCATTTGTATTATAGCATTTTTCCACCAGCCAATGTCTTTAAAGCGCTCTGTAAAAGCCTCTAAGTTATCCCTTACATATAAAAAGGCCACCCCTATAGCTACTATAGCAGCTACGACTAATCCTACTGGGCTTATTATAGCCCCTACTACTGTGGCAAGTGTACCAAATAACGCCACCAAAGGGCCTAATACTAAGAGTAAGCCTGCTACTACTACTGTAATTGTTTTGGCTTGGGCGCTCATATTAGAAATAAAAGTAAGTGCTGTGCTTACTTTGCTTGCTAGCTTTTCTAATAAAGGCAAAAGCATTTCTCCAAATTGTATAGCTACGCCCTCTGTAGCAGATTTCAAACGTGTAAGCGTTCCCGCTAGCCCCTCCATTTGAGTGTCAGCCACTTTTTTAGCCGTACCTCCACTGTCTTTTAAGTCTGCTGTATAGTCTTTTAATGCGCCCCCGCCTTGCTTTAATAGAGTCATCATAGCAGGGCCTGCACGTACTCCAAAAATCTCTAGTATTTTCTCAGAGCTTATGCCACTCTTTTTTATCTGGTCTAAATTCTCGTGCAGAGGCTTCATTTTACCAGAGGCATCGAATACATTTATCCCTAGCTCGCTGGCTTTTTTGCTCATTATTCCAAATACTTGGTTTAATGCTGCGCCTGCGCTTTCGCCTTTTATCCCTGCATTACTAAGCAAGCCTATTGCTGCTGTAGTTTCTTCAAAAGAAATACCTAAGCCATCCGCTACAGGAGCTACTTTAGCCATCCCCTGCCCTAGCTCCTCTAGGTTGGTGTTTGCTGTGGTAAAGCCTTTGGCTAACACATCAGCAAAGCGCCCACTTTCGCTGGCATCTGCTCCAAAGCCCTGTAAAATATTTGAAGAAATATCTGCAGCTCTGGCTAGATCCATACTGCCTGCAGCTGCAAGGTCTAAAGTTGCTGGCATTGCTGCCATTATCTGACTAGTATTAAAGCCAGCCATCCCTAAAAAGCCCATTGCCTCTGCTGCTTGGCTTGCGCTAAATTGAGTCGTTTTCCCTAAGTCTTTGGCTTGCTTTGAAAGGTTGGCAAAGTCTTTGCCTGTTGCTCCAGTAACGGCCTTAACTTTGTTCATTGATTTTTCAAAGTTAGCCGCTGCCATTACTGCGCCAGTTCCCAGCAAAGCTATAGGCCCAGATAAATTACGGCTCATAGATCGGCCTGCAGATTTAAGCTTTGTGCCCATCTTGCTAAAGCTCTTAGATGCTTTTTGCATCTTACTAGTAAACTCGCTTATATCAGCGCCTAGCTTTACCGTTGCTTTCTTTAAGCCCATCTTTTAATAGTTTTCTCTTTTCTACTAAATAATTAAGATCCTCTTTACTTATTCGCTCTGTAGGTTGCTCCTGCTTCTTATCCCAGTCAAAGGGCCAGAGCTTATCAGGTGCAATGCCTTTACCTTTCTTAGTGTGTGGCATTAGTAGCGTGCTGGCTAGTAGCCTTGTACGCTCCCACTCCTCTCGGCTCTTTATCTGGTGTAGCTGTTCAAAGCCTTGCATTTTATTTGCAAACTCTCTAGAGGTATAATCATCTAGCTGGTCTGGTGTTAAATTTAGCCAGCCAAGAGCTACGGCCTCCAGCTCGTCAAAGCTATTATAGCCGCCTCTTGTAGCCTTATCTACTTTTTTTTTGCAGCACCTTTTTTCTTAGGCTCTGCAGGCGCTAGGCTATCTGTAAACACTTTTAATACATTTAATAGCGCTTTATCATCCTCATCTAATAAATCTGCTACATCATCCAGATCCATATTAAAGGGCTTTTTTGTTACTCTAGCACCATCTTTTAAGCCAGCCCATACTAAGCCTATAGCTTGGGTAAAGGTCATCTCTTTTACCATCTTATCTATACCAGCTAATGTGGTGCCTGTAGCTTCAGAGAAAGCTCTAAGAGCCGCAAAGCCATACTTAATAGGGTAAACCTTACCCGCTATTCTTACAGGGGTTGCTTTCATACTACGATGTAACTACTTTCTCTAGATCGCCAGTACCTGAAATACTACAGCTATAAGTTGCTGTTTCTTCTACTCCGCCGCTTAAAGATAAGCTCGTTACATAGCCCTCGCCTGTATAGATATAATCGCCAGTAGCTGCGTTAGCTAAAGCAAACTCTACATATACTTTTGTTCGTGCATCTACTAGATCATATAAGGCTACAAAGTCTGTTTTTGTTGCGCCTAAATCTGTCGCATCATAAAGCGCATCTGCCGATAAGCTCCAGTTTCTTAATCCTCCTATAATCTCTTTCCATCCTGCAGAGTCTTTAGAGGTTATATCTCGCTCATCCATAGATAACTCCAGTGAGCAGTTAGTAGCGTGTGCGATTATCACCTCTGTTGAGTCGCTTGTGCCTACTTTTACTATTAAATCTGTTCCGTTAATTAGTGCCATTTTCTGCCTGTTTTTTAGGTTTTACTTGTTTAAATTTGCCGCTAATTAATACGGCCTTGTCATTGTCGCAGAGTTCTTTAGCTACTGCGCTTTTTTTAATCTTTACCAGCTGTCCTGCTTTGAGGTTTAAAGTTCCTACTTTGCAGTCCTCTTTTAGTTTTACTTTATACATTGCTTCGCTCTAAATTATTACCCTTGCTTTATATGTAGACTGTAAATAATACAGCTTATTTGCTCCGTCAAAATCAGTACTCTGGCTTTGCATAACGCAGCTCTGTAATTCTATGCCATTATAAGTACCCGCCGCAGGCTTATCTAGTAAGCTCTCTATCTTTGCGCCTATCTCTATACACTTGCTGTAAGTGTCTGTAAAGCTTTCTATTTGAAAGGTTACGCTTGTAAGATCTGCAGTACTACTAGTTTTAGTGTTTTCATTATCTACATTTAGCACATCATAAAAAATCCCACTCGTAGGGCTTGCCGTATATATAGCGCTTGGCTGTATTTTTGAGGCGCTGCCTATTAGCGTTATTAGTGCTGCATTGCTAGCTAATAAATTATAAATCGCTTTCCCTATTTCTATTCCTACTGCCATACTATTTTAGAAATTTCATAGCTGCTTTAAATATTTTCTCCTCTAGTATTGCCTCTGCTCTGTTTTTACTTTGCTCGTAGCCTTTCTGCACAAATCGGCGGCCTTTAAAGTCTAAGTCGTAGCCTGTATCTTTCCCAAATTCTACCCAGTGGCCTACATATCCTTTACTAGACCAGCTGCGCTTTACTCTAGGCCCTACATATATGCTGGCAAATCTTTTACTTCTACCAGTGATCTTACCTATAGAGCGCTTTAAATCTCCACTGTTGCGCATATATTTAGCATTGGAATAATCTCTTCCGCTTGGAGTTATGTTATTCCTTACAGCTTTCACTATTGGAGTAGCAGCTGCACGCATACCGCTTAGCAGTACTTTACGTGTAACGCTTCTGGAGGCTTTATATAGTGCCTTTTCAATAGCTTTTCCGCCTTGTATGTCTGCAAATAATTTCAATCTCTTGCCTGTGCTATTAGTTCTATATATGCTTTATTGCCTTGCCCTCTATAAGCTACGCTTTGAATATCAAATACAGAGCTTTCATAAGTAATTGTATCTCTAGCATTTACCGCCTCTACATCATCGCTATAACGTATTGTAAATACTGCCTGCCTTACGCTTGAAAATATACCACCCTCTAGCTTTTCTTTTGCCTGCACCCACTTTACAGCTGCCCACTTGTTTAAGTTTGTAGCGGTTTCTGTAGGGCCTCCATAGTTAACCTCTTGGCCAAAAGCTTTAAGATTCAATTCAATTCTATATCTAAATAAACCCGCATCCATCTTACCTACTCCAGATCGTGTTTTTATACTGCTTAATTATTCTGTTGTAGCCTATTGGTAGCTCTTTAGGGCTTCCAAAGGTTACAGCGCTCCTATTATCGTAAAAGTGTCCTATCAGCAGATACATTGCTTGTTTTAGTGGCAATGGTAAATAAGGTGCTGAGTCTATCCCTCCCTCTGGATAAATAGAATAAGAGATTTTTATACTATTGGTTTGTTCTTCTACGTCGCTTGGCCAGCTATCTGCAGGCAATATGTTAATTAAGCCTTGACCTTTAGTATATAAAAAGTCCGTTGTTAATGCCATTGTTGTAGTAGATCCTGCTGTATTTTCGTAGGTTATTACTAGGCCTGTAGTTGGCTCTACATTACCCGCATATTGTAAGGTAATTGCACCACTAGGAAAGCTGTTATAATATTCTATGTAAGTATTAGTTACTAGCGTTGTATTTGTTTCTTTCTCTACTAGCTGGCGGGCCATCTTTATAAGCTCAGTAATATAGTCGTTGTCGTCTGTGCTATCCACTCTTAAAAAAGCTTTTGCTTCTGGTAAAGTGATAGGCTCTGTGCCTGTGTACTCCGATTTTATACTAAATTCTGCCATACTAAAAGTAAAATAAGGGCGGCGTAAACCGCCCCTTATTAAATAAACTAATTAACCTCTATTAAGAATTAGTATCTACAAACTTTGAGAACGTTTGCGTAGTTCTCGCTGCTGCACCATCAAGTAAAGTAGTTACTACTAATCGGCCTAAGCCTTTTGCTGCGTTTGTGTATGGATCAAATAGCACGCTCATTCCGCCAAATTGGCCTAAGTGCATATCGCTAAAGTCCCCAAACATTACATAGTCTCCAGCTCCTGCCGTACCATCTGCCGCAGCACCTAAGTTACTTGTAACGTGGTAAGGCGTATTGTTAATTGTCTTTTGGAAATTATCCATAAAGCCAGCCACGTAGTTAGCTCCTGCTAATCCTTTTGCTGCTCCTAATCCAGAGCCATTAAAGATATATGCAAAGCGTGCAGCTGCAGCGTTTACGTTATTCTCTAGTATTAAAGTTTCACAAGCTAAAATATCTGCTATAGTTATTGCAGTTGTGCCGCTAGTTCCCTCTGTTACATCTGCGAAAATTGAGGCAGGCCCTCCAGCTGTTTGGTCAGCTGCTGCTAATAAGTTTTGCTCGAATTGAGCCATAATAGCTGCTGCTAAATTACGCTGTAAAGCTGCTTCTACTGCTGGATTTTGTGCTAATAACTCTGCACTCATTCCCACCATAGAAATACACTTGTTCGGCTGTAATGTGATATTGGTTAAGTTACCAGCTTCACTAGCTCCAGAGCCTCCGCCCTCAGCTAAAAAGGCTGCTGTTACTCCTGAGATAATCGGGAATTTACGATCAGCCTGTAAGCCTGTGTAAAAATTAGCCCCTGCTGCTGCTAGTACAGAATTTGCTTGTAATTGATCTACAAAGCTTCCCACTTCAGTACCCGCCGCCTGTGCTGTTGCTGCTGGTAATGCTGTACGTGATTGCAATACGCTTGCTGGTACTGCAATACCTCTAAACATAGAGCCCGGCGCTTCCATTCTTGCCTCAGCATCTAGCTCTTTAATTATTCCATCTACTTTACCAGTGTAGGCCGCTTGGGCTACTGCTCCAAAGCTAAACTTTCTCAAGTCTTTATCTTCTTTAGCTACGTCTTGGATAGTGTGCGAAATTGGCGCATTTTTCACTAAGTTTAAAGATCGCTCTAAGCGGTCTATTCTAGCATCTAGATTCTCTACTTTTTCTGTAGAGCTGTCAAAGTCTTTTTGCTCATCCTCTGTAAGGTTTCTATCCTCGCCCTCAGATAAGTTTACTAGCGCTTGCATCTCATCTATAGAGGACTGGCGCTCTTCTCTTAATTGTTTTATTGTCTTGTTCACTTTTTACCTAATTTAAGTACTGTTAATCTTGCTTTATTTTCCCTGTTGTTTGGTGGCGTTTCCGCCTGTATATAGTCGCCTAGTGAGCGTATAGCTGCGCTAGTTTGTGGATAAGCTGGCCTAGTTACTAGGCTTACATCTACCAGCCTTTTAACTTCCTGAATTGTCCGTACATACTCGCCCTGCTCTCGCTTTTCCCAGCTGTCTTTTCCTACATAAAAACCGAAGCTCATTTGCGTAATATCGCCCCGCTTTACTAATTCTGCTGTATCTTTTGCCGCCTGCGTGTTTGGCATATCCCACTCTGAAATAAGCCCTCTATTGTCGCTGGATAGTTTAAGCGTGCCGCTTGTACTTCTGGCAAATACTATATTGTTATCGTGATTTAATAAACATACGCAGTCAAGCTCTGGGCTATCTAGTACATTTCTAAAAGCTGCTTTGTCTATCTTTTCTTTAAAGCCTCCCAGATCGTGAGAAAGCTCATCGTAAACACTAGCATACCCTCTAATAGTTACGCCGCCTGCCTCGTTGTCGATTGCTCGCAGCTCGGCTGTGTTTATCTGGCGTATTTCTTTATTATTAGTCTTGTTTTTCATCTGCTGCATTTTTACTGTTTATCATATTCATAGGCACATATAACACATCTCCGCCATCAATATCATTCATATTCTCCTTACGTCTTATTTCATTCTGTGTTATTGCTCCTGTGCTGAATAATTTGGCGTAGTACTCAGAGCGTGCCTTAGCATCCCCCCGCAGAAGCCCAGTTGTATTATGCTCAAAGTAACTACGCCCTTTATCGTTCTCAAAAATTAACTTACGGTTAAGCTCTTGCTCAATTTTTATAGCTATAGGGTTTATAGTATCTGTAAGAAATTCAATAGATTGATGTTCTATATTTGAGAAAGTAGCACGCTCTAGATCTCCTAGCTTGTGCGGTGGCACTCTAAATATTCTAGCGATCTCTAAAATTGAAAATTTGCGAGTTGCTAAAAATTGGGCCTCATCTGGTCTAAGCTGGATCGGCTTGTACTGCATACCCTCCTCCAGTATTGCAGTTTCAAACTTGCCGCCTACTCCAGTATGAAAAGTTTTGCGCCAGCTTTCTCTTAGTGTCTGTAGTGCATCGCTGCCTAGTGTAGCTGGGTGCATAAGCACGCCGCTAATTTTAGCACCACTCTCAAAAAATGCCTTACCGTATTTCTGGGCTGCTAAGCCTAGAGCAATATTATCTTTAGCTTTAGATATTCTGCTTTGTCCTGTAATGCCGTCAAAGCTCATATCTAGCACGTGTATCATATCGCTTGCACTTATATTGCCCTCTATTCCATCTATGCTATATACTAGATTATCGTTTATAAGCTCTGCTTTTATTTCGTCTGGATGGATCAGCTTTAAGCTAGTAGGCACGCCCCTAGCGCCTCGCTGTATATAAGCGTAGGCATTACCATAAACTAAGAGCGTATTTACAAAGGTTTCAAAGAAAGTATATTTGCTCATCAGAGGATTAGGCTCACTATTCACTAGCGTAAATAATGGGCTTGCTGTGTAAACCTCTCGGCCTTTATCTGTTTTCTGGTAGTAATTAAGCGGCAGCTGTGCAATTGTTTCGCTTATAACTCTTATAGCTGCATAAACTGCACTAAAAGTAAGTGCAGTATCTGGGTTTACTATTACATTATTGCCGCCAAATCCGTTAAGAGCTAAGTCTAAAAAGCCTCTTTTTTCTTCTTTTTTACCCTTAAAAAATCTACTTAATAATGATGGCATAAATTAGCATATTTATAAGAGTCTAATTTACGAAATATTAGCCTAAAAATCAAGCGTTTAAATACTTAAAAAACCCCGTTGACTACTGTAAACACTCACTTTTTCACGTTCAGTAAACAGCATCTCGCCTGTAGCAATTATCATACTAACAATAGTGTCTATTTTATCCTTTGCTTTATCTTTCACAGGCTTAATATCTGCGGCTGCATTTGTCGCAAGTTGCACGTTTCCTATCTGCCATCTTAACACAGGGCAGCCAAAATGTATAACCTCTTCTTTTAGTATTTTTGCCTCTAGTGCTTTTGTAGGAGGATTCATACTAACAAAGCCTTGACCATAGGGACTCATTTTAAAGCCCTCAGCTGTTAAATTTAGCACTAGCTGGCTGCTGTTGTAGCGGTCAAAAGCTATACTTTGAATATTATAAGACTCTGAAAGTTGCATAACTTTTGCCTGTACGTACTCATAATCTGTTACATTGCCTGCAGTGATCTCTAGTATATCGTTCCACTCCAAATAGTTTACCCCATCTTTGCCGCCTGTTCTCTGGTGTACTTTCTCTTCTGGTACGAATGTCCAATGCTTATATACATACATATCGTCTACCTCCCAGACTAAACTAAAAGCCGTTAGATCTCTCACGCTTGCCAGATCTAAGCCACCCCAGCAGGGTAAGTGCTTAAGCTGGTCATCTGTTATAGTGCTATCGCAGGCCATCCAAAGCTCATCTGAGATCCAGCGGGTGTGTGATCCAGTCCACTGGTTAAGGTGTAAGCGCCTAAATATATTCTCATAGCTTGGTAAGGTTTTAGCTTTTAAGGCTTCCCGTTCCATATACTCACGCTTTAAACTTATGCCGTAATTTGGATTAGCATTGGCCCAAGTTTCTGGGCTTTGTATATCTGCTTCTATATCTGCCTCATATATTACAGGCAAAAACGCCTCATCTATTACGCTGCCCTCTTCTACTCTTTTGGCGTAGCTATACATCTTATAGCACTCGCTTTGTGTATCAAATCCGCTTGTAGTAATTGCGATAATTAAAGGCTCACGCCTAGAGCCTGTAGCTGTTTCTAATACTTGGTAGAGGTTCTCTGCATCTCCGCTCTTCATAGCGTGCAGCTCATCGTATATAGCAGCGCTTACATTAAAGCCGTGCTTAGTTCCTGACTCCCTAGAAATTGCTTTGTAAAAAGAGCCTTTTGCATTATAGACTAAGCTGCTCCTGTAGCTTTCTAGGTACTGGCTAAGCTCTGGGCTGTTTGCCACCATCCCTTTAGCGCAGTCAAACACTAGCTTTGCCTGCTCTTTGTCATTGGCTGCGCTGTAGTACTCTGCTCCTATTTCATCATCTATAAACATAAGCGTTAAGATAATGGCTGCGGCTAGTGTACTCTTGCCGTTCTTACGTGGCAGAAAAATAAAGGCTGTGCGGTATTTTCTTAGGCCTGTTTTGGTGTGCTTCATTCCAAAAATAGGCTCTATAATTTCTTTCTTTTGCCACTCCTCCAGGATAAAAGGCTTACCCCCTAGCTCGCCTTTAGTGTGGGTTAAGTATTTTTCTATAAATCTTACGGCCTTATCTGCAGCCTCCTTATCGTAGTAGTATTTTTCACTCATATTTCTAAAGGCTTTGGGCCTTGCTGTGGCATACTTATACGAGTCCTTGCGCTAGGTGTTAGCCCAAACTGTGCGGCTATTTTTAAAGCTGCAGCTAGTGCATCTCTTGCGATCTTCTGCTCTGGCTTTGCTTGCCGTTTTGTAAGTACGCCCTCATCGTTGTAAAATTCATCTACACGGCCTTGTAATAGTATTTTTTCGCTCTCAATATATAGCGCCATTTCATTACAGTAAGCAGCTATTAAGGGCAGATCTACAAGGTGCAGCATCTGCTTGCCGTGTAGCTCGGCGGTAATATTTACCCACTCCCTTAAGCCCAGATCGTTAAGCTGCATAGGTGGCTCAGGTATGTTTAAGAGCCTGCTTACTTCCATCTCATTGGGGTTTATCCTACAGGGCTGGTCTGTGCCTGCCATACGTTTAAGCCTTGTCGGCTTTGGTGGTCTGCCTTTCATATTATTTTTATCTAAGTAGAGAAACTAAAAAAATAGTAAACCCTTTTTTTGCGTAAATGCCTCTTCCCTCTGGCTAGGACTTTTGAAAAGCCCAGATTTGCACTTGTGAAAGGTAAAA